GTCTCAAACAACGCTAAAAGAGCCTTAAAATGGGCTGAAGAGAACGGATGGGGTAGTTGTGGTACTTCTGTTGGTAAAAGACGAGCTAATCAGTTAGCTGATAGAAAACCAATAACACTATCTACAATAAAAAGAATGTATAGCTTCTTATCACGTCATGCAGGCGATCTAGATTCATCTAAGTCTTATGATGATGGTTGTGGTAAATTGATGTATGATGCTTGGGGAGGTAAGTCTGCTTTATCTTGGGCAAAGGCTAAAATAAAATCCATAGAGAATGATAAATCGTAGAAAGTACACTTACAGCAAATCTAGTCCTAAAGGCAGTAAGAGGGGATGTTTATGTAAAGATGGTAAATCATATTCAAAGAAGTGTTGTGATGGTACTCTAAGAGCGCAAGGAATAGGCAACATAACTAGGTACAACTTCTTTCTATATACAGAAGATGGTCTAAAAATAGTACAAGAAAACAATAATAAATTATATCAATAATGCCAGACAAGAAAATTAGTGAATTAACAGGTGCTTCTGCACTCACTGGGCAAGAGATTGTGCCTATCGTACAATCTAGCTCCACAAAGAAAACAACAACGCACGATATATCTAATAAGTATATATCTAAAGCTCAAACAGCACAAGCAGGTGTAGATATCGACTTAGATGGCTCTGATTATGATTACGTCAAAATAATCAAACTAATTTGGAGTGGTGCAAACGGAACTGCGGTTTACACATTACCCGATGCCACAAACCATACCGATAGAATCATTAGATTTATATCGAATAGCACATTCCATAATAGCACTCATGTACGGTTAACTCCTAAGAGTGGGCAAACTTTAGATGGTAGTGCAAACTATTACGACATCAATAAGGAGTATGAGGGAATCACTGTATGGTCAGATGGTACAGAATGGTTTATTATTCAGAAGAAAGCATAAAAATAGAACAACAAGTTAATACCTAGTTATTTATTTATAAATATTTATAAAAATTATGGAAAGCCCAAAAGCAACATCACTACTGAATGAGATTCTACAGAAGTTGTCTTTGCTTACTAAAGAAGAGGCTACTGAAGAAGTAGTACTTTCGGAAGAAGTAGAAGTTACTGAAGAAGAGGCTCTAGAAACAGCCGAAGCAACCGAAGAGTTAGCTGAAGCACAAGAAGAAATCACCGAAGAGGTGCTAGAAGAAGAAACTGCTCTTGAAGCAGGTTACGTTACTGAAGAGGCATTTGCCGCTAAAGTAAGCGAGATGGAATCTGAGTTATCAGCCATCAAGGCAATGGTACAGGAGCAAATGAGCAGCCTAGTAAAGGAGAAAGAAGAACTGTCTTCACAGGTAGAGAAACTTTCATCTGACTTGGCATCTGAACCAGCTGCAGAACCAATTAAGCACGACCCAGAAACATCTGGTGAAGCAAAACAAGTATTTAGCTACGGTAAAAATAGACCAAGCAATACACTAGATCGAGTATTTAATAGATTAAACAATAAATAAATAGAAAATGGCTACAACTACTTCAATTACAACTACTTACGCAGGTGAAGCTGCTGGGCAATATATTGCTGCTGCTTTGCTTGAAGCTAACACTATCTCTCAAGGAGGGATTACCGTTAAGCCTAACGTAAAATTCAAAGAAGTTATTAAGAAAGTATCTGTCGATGATATCGTGAAGGATGCTACTTGTGACTTTGACCCTACATCAACTATCACCTTAACAGAGGCGATTCTTGAACCAGAAGATCAGCAAGTGAACCTACAACTTTGTAAGAAAGACTTCCAGTCTGACTGGGAAGCTGTACAAATGGGTTACTCTAGCTTTGACTCTCTTCCACCTTCATTTGCTGACTTCATCATCGGACACATTGCTGCTAAAGTAGCTGAGCGTACCGAGAAGTCTATCTGGGAAGGCGCTACTTCTACAAACGGACAGTTTGACGGATTGACAACTAAAATTGCTGCTGATGCTGGATTACCTGCTGCACAAGAAATTGCTGCTGTATCTGGAGGAGTAACTTCTGCAAACGTAATTGCTGAGCTAGGCAAAATAGTTGATGCAATTCCTTCTACTCTTTACGGAAGTCCAGACTTATTCTTATATGTTTCTCAGAACATCGCTAGAGCTTACGTTCGTAGTTTAGGAGGATTTGCTTCTATCACTCAACAAAATGTTGCTGCTGACGAAAACGTAGGTATCGCAGGTGTTGGTGGAAACGGTATCAATAGTCAAGGAACAATGTGGTACAACGGAGGAGGATTATCTTTCGATGGTGTAAAAATGTTTGTTGCTAATGGATTAGGTGACAATAAAGTTGTTGCTTGTGAGAAATCTAATATCTTCTTTGGAACTGGTCTTTTAGCAGACCACAACGAAGTTAAATTATTAGATATGGCAGACTTAGATGGGTCTCAAAATGCTCGTTTAGTTATGCGTTTTTCTGCTGGTGTACAGTACGCTCAAATTGGAGATATTACTACCTACGGAATTACAAATTCTGCTAACTAAGAATAAATAAACAATAATCAAAGAAGGGGCGGGTGGTTATCTGCCTGCCCTTTTTTATAAAACTAAAAAAATATGTCTTGTACACTAACTAGATCTCGTGCAGAAGCCTGTAAAGATGTTGTAGCTGGTATTAAAGAAGTCCACTTCATTGATTTTGGAGCAATGGGAACTTTAACTCACGCTACTGCTGGGGACACTTCTACACAGGTGACAAATATGACTGGGGATGCATCTAACGGCATCTCTACTTTTAAGTATGAGGTTAAAGGAAATAACTCATTTGAAACTACTATTAACGCATCTCGTGAGAATGGTACTGTATTTTATGAGCAAGTCTTAAACATCACACTTAAGAAACTAACAAAAGAGGATAACAAAGAGCTTAAATTATTAGCTGCCGCTAGACCTCATATCCTTGTCGTTGATAAAAACGATAATGTGTTCTTAATGGGACGTGCGGAAGGAGCTGACATGACAGCTGGTACTGTATCTACTGGAAACGCTTTAGGTGATTTCAACGGATATAACTACACCTTTACTGCTCAAGAGACTTCACCACCTAACTTCGTGGAGACTGGAGGAGTTGGTGAAACTAATTTCCCATTGGATTTAATGGAAGGGCTAACTGGAACTGTAGATATTGGAGTTCCAACGGCAGTATAATAATTTTATACGCTAGTATAATTAAAGGGCGGCTTTGTAGCTGCCCTTTTTTTATTACCTTTACAAAACAATAGTGTCGATATTTATTACTTTTTTATGGAAGTATTAACTACATCTACTGGAAATCAGAGCTTGAAGATAGTCCCTAGAAAGGACGCAACAAGCCCTACATTTGAGCTTACTGATAAGTCCAAGAGAACGAAATCAATTGTATCTGTCACAAAAGCGACAGAAGGAGAGTATATGAAGCTAACTGGCGCGTTTTCTCTGAGAGAAGGTGAGTCATATAGTTTCAAGGTGAAAGATGGATCAGAAGTGATCTATAGAGGTTTAATTTTCTGTACCGATCAAACAGATTTAGATAAGTACTATGTCAACAAGGATGAATACATTACTGACGACACTTACGATAACGATTATATATTTGCATAATGTCAAGAAAACAATATAATAAAAATCAAGTAAAGAAGGTTAAAGATAGCATCCATGTGATGAACTTATCTTCTTACTCTTCTCCTCAGGTTGTAGAAGACACTCGTAATGATTGGGTAGCTTATGGAGATGATAATAATTATTTTCAATATCTTATAGATAGATATAACGGTTCTCCAACTAATAACGCTGCAATCAATGGGATTGCTGAGATGATTTACGGAAGAGGATTGGATGCTACAGATAGCGAGAATAAATCAGTTGAGTATGCCCAGATGAAGGAATTATTCAGAAAGGACTGCATGAAGAAAGTGTGCTATGACTATAAGATGATGGGTCAAGCTGCTATTCAGGTTATTTACAGTAAGGATCGTTCTCGCATCGTACAGGTTGAGCATATGCCAGTAGAAACATTAAGGGCTGAGAAGTCTAAAGATGGTAATATAGAAGGTTATTACTATCATCCAGATTGGTCTGAACTGAAAAGAAACGAAAAGCCAAAGAGAATATCAGCTTTTGGGACAAGTAAAGACTCTATTGAGATATTATACATTCGACCATATAGAGCAGGATTCTATTACTACAGTCCTGTGGATTATCAAGGGGGGTTGCAGTACAGTGAGCTGGAAGAAGAAATTGCTAATTACCATATAAACAATATACAGAATGGCTTACAGCCGAGTATGCTTATCAATTTTAACAATGGCACACCTGATAAGGAGCAACGTGACGAAATTGAAAGAGCTATATATGAAAAATTTAGTGGCAGTTCAAACGCAGGAAAATTCATCTTGGCTTTTAACGATAGTAAAGAGCTTTCTGCAACTATAGAGCCTGTCATACTAAATGATGCCCACCAACAGTATCAGTTCTTATCTGATGAGTCTATGAAGAAGGTTATGGTATCTCACCGTATCGTTTCTCCGATGCTGGTAGGTATAAAAGATAATTCTGGATTAGGCAACAATGCTGATGAATTACAGACTGCATCATTATTAATGGACAATACAGTTATTCGCCCAATGCAGGTTACAATTATAGATGAGCTAGAACGAATCTTAGAATATAACCAGATAGAATTAGAGCTTTATTTTAAGACGTTACAGCCACTTGAATTTACAGATCTGACTAATGCTATCACTGATGAGGAGATAGAGAAGGAAACAGGCGTTAAAAAGCCTACAGGAGAGTCTAACGAGGCTATTGTAGAAGAACAAATAGAAGGATAATGGCAACAGCACTATTTATAACAAGAAAAGACCTAGTAAAGAACACTGTTTTAAGCGGTAGTGTTGATACTGATAAATTCATTCAATTTATAAAACTAGCCCAAGAGATTCACGTAAGGAACTATTTAGGTACTGATTTATATAATAAGATAAGCACTGATATTGAAAGTAGTAACTTAACAGGTGATTACTTAGCACTAAAGAACGATTACATCGTTCCCATGTTGATTCATTTTGCTATGGCAGAATACTTACCATTTGCTGCATATACGATATCTAATAGCGGCGTGCATAAGCATAATAGTGAGAACAGCCAGAATGCAGATAAAAGAGAAGTAGATTTATTAGTAGCAAAGGAGAGAGATTATGCTGAGTATTACGCAAGTAAGTTTATAGATTATATGACGTATAATGCCTCAGGTAAGTTCCCAGAATACTTCACTAACAACAATGACGATGTATATCCAGAAAAAGATGCGCTCTTTAATGGTTGGAATTTATAATGAGAGGAAGAAAGAAATCTGGTCAATATAAACCAAAGCAACATAACGAAGTTAAACTTTTTAGTTATATTAACAAGAAAAGTATTCAAGTAGGCTGTTTGGATAAAAAAATAAATAAATAATAAGCTAATAATATGGCATCACAAAATTTAATTGTAGGTATAGCAGCTAATGCTAATGATGGAGATACGCTAAGGGCGGCATTCATCAAAGTAAAAAAGATGTTTGCCGAAGTGTACGGACAAAATTATTCAGAGCAAGGTGATTTATCTGGCACTGACTTCAAAATTGATGCTAGCCGCATGGAGACTACAAACACAGCAGCTTCCAGCCGTGATGGCTATGTAATGACTTATGATCACTCTACTGGAGGATTCACCTTTAAAGAGTACTTTAATGGAGATATTACTCGTGTACAAGGTGGTTCTGGACTATCTGGAGATACTCAGTCTGGCAATGCTACAATCAATATTGACCTTAACGATCTGACTGAAGCAGCTTTAGATGTAGCTAACGATGATATTGCATTTGTAGACACAAGCGATACTAATGCTACAAGAAAAGAGTCTATTGCAGATTTAGTTACTGCTATAGCAGGTTCTGGTCTTACAGCTACAAATGGTGTTCTTTCTTCGTCTGGTGGTGGCGTATCGGCAAATTCAGTAGACCATGATGAATTAGCAGAAAGATATACAGCAATAGTTTCTAAAAATGATACAAGTGGTACAGGTGCAAGTGCTATTGATATAGGATGGGATGATGGAACAGTATTCAACTTTACAGCAACACTCACAGGTGCTATTGAACTAAAATTTGACGCTTATAAGGTAGGACAAGTAATTGATATATATGGACTAACAGGAAGTCAAACAATAACTTTCACCTCAACAGGAACTGGTACAACAACAGTAAATAATGTAGGTGCAGGAGAGTATGATGGTTCAGCAACAAATCATATACAAATTGTATGTCTTGCTGAGGGAAATAGTCCTACATTTAATTACTCAACTGCTACCTATACAAGTGATAATTCACCTAACGCATAATTATGAAAGCAAAAGATTATAACGGAACGATAAAAATATATAATAGATTGCCTAAATCGTATGGCAACATTATTGGTGGATTTGATTTGCTATCAGATAGCGATTTAGAAGGACATGGTTTTTACGATGTAGTTACACCTTCCTATAATTTACAGACACAGGTTTTAGGTGATATCTATTGGGATAGTGCTAATAGTCAATTTACATATCCAGTAAACAATAAGACTTGGTCTCAGACTTTAGCTCAACTAAAATCACAAAAGATAGCTAACCTAAAAAATATGTACAATAGTAAATTATCAGAGACTGATTGGATTATTGTAAGAGATCAAGAACTAGGCAACACAACGAGTCAAGATACATTAGACGATAGAGCAGCACTTAGAACAGCTTGCTCAACACATGAAACAGCTATTAATGCAAAGACTACAAAAGCACAAGTAGCTTCTTATTCTTTGCCAGATTTAATGGATTAATATGAGTTTAAACAAAAGACTTTTTATACCACAGGCTGATGATACCGTCGCAGATATTACCGATCACTTTAACACCGTTCTTTATACTGGTGATGGTTCTTCATCAGGTCAACAAGTAAATACTGTCGGTTTTAAGCCAGACTTGGTATGGATAAAAAAACACACAACTACAGGTTCACATACTTGGGTTGATTCTGTGAGAGGTGAAAATTCAAGATTATTTTCAGACTTAGATAATGCAGCTTCAACTAATGCAGGATTTAGTTTAGATGATAATGGATTTACAACAACTAGTGCTTCTTCGCAAAATCAAAATAACGCAGGTATTGTAGCATGGTGTTTTAAAGCAGGTGGAGAACCTACTGCAACTAATACAAGCCAATCTACTCAGGCAGCTAATTCTATAAGTATTGATGGAGTACTACAGCCATCAGGATATACACACGCAACTGGGGTTGACAATTACCCGTACAAAGCGAGTGTAAATACTCAATTAGGGTTTAGCATTTGTTACTGGGAAGCAAATGGAACAAGTAAAGATAAAATACCTCATTTTTTAGGTGTAAAACCAGATTTAATTATAACAAAAAGAGTTAGCGATAGTTCAGCTTGGACAATATGGAGCGAAGGTTTAAATAGTAATTCTCATAGATTGAAATTTGATGATTCAGCACAAGTTTTAGCCTCTACAATAATAGAGGATATTACGGCTAATTACTTTGAGATAGGCACTGGGATTCACGCTGTTGCTAGAGATTGGGTTTCTTATGCTTTTGTATCTAAAACTGGATTAACAGATATTGGGTCTTTTACTGGTACTGGTCTTGCTAACAAAAAAATAAATACTGGTTTTGAACCGTCTTTTCTACTTACTAAAAGAATTTCACCTTCAGGTGCTAATTGGGCAATAATAGATAACAAAAGAGATACTAATTCTGATAAAAAAGATTATTTAAGAGCCAATACCAATGCTGCAGAAGCGACTTCTAGCACTGGAGTTACTTTTAACGATGATGGTTTTACATTTAATGGTGCTTCTTTCAATACAAGTGGAGCAACGCATATTTATTTAGCAATCGCATAATAATATAGAACATGGCAAACAAAATATACAATAAAAATTAGTAATGGAAGATTTGAAGATATACTCATTAAATTTAACCGCCATATTGTTTAGCAGTATGCCTTCTATTAATACAGGGCTACAAACGGTAGTATTAGTACTCACAATTATTTATACATTAACTAAAATATATAAACAGATAAAATGAAAAAGAAAGACTTAATACACTATTCAGGAGCAGCAGGAATATTCGTTTTAGTAATATTTTTGTTACTGTATTTAGCAAACAATACTATCCCTAGAGAAAACAAGGATATAATTGTGTCTATTGTAGGTATGATTGTAGGTAGTCTAAGCGTGGTCATATACGCCATCATTGGACGTAATCCAGATGAAATCAATCAATTGCAGACAAAGGTAGAAAGCCAACAAAAACATATAGATACATTAGTAGAACAAAAGGATTCTTACGAGGCTCAGATGATTGCAATGCAAAAAGAAATCATTACGGCAGGTAGTGAAGCGTTTAAGTCTATACTAAAAAAATAAATAAGTTATGCCAAACGAAATATATAATAAGAGCTGGTGGGGTACACCTGTTGAAGATGGATGGGGTGACAGTTACTATGCTTACTTCTCAGGAAGTGACCAAGCTAGTGATGGCGGTGGAGATGCTCCCGCTACACCTTCACTTACGTTTTTACCTGCTGCCTCAGTTGAAGCAGGAAAGATAAATGCTAACACACCAACAGATGAGTTCTTTACTTTTACAAGAGCATCAACAGCTACGTTCTTAGGCAGTAACGATTTATTACAAACAGCAGCCTCTGGAGTGCCAAGAATAGATTATGTTGGAAACAGTTCAGGACACATCTTACTTGAACCGTCAAGAACAAATGTATTTAGATTTAGCAATACTCTAAGTAATAATTCTTGGTGGTCTGAAAGAAATACCTTAGCCGCTCTTACTAGTTCAGATAAAAACATCACAAGCCCAACAGGTACAGATAACGATGCTTGGACATTGACTACAACTAGTGGTACTGGTGTTACAAGAGTAGGTATGCGTATGAGAAATAGTGGTGCAAACAACCATACAATAGACGCATCTACAAGCAAGACGGTTTCTATATTCGTTAAGAAATCAAGTTACGATTTTGTTCATTTAGAGACTACACAATTTCAATCTGATATGAATGGTCGAAGTTGGTTTAACATATCAAATGGTACTTTAGGTACAAAAGATGCAAATCATACATCTGCAAAAATAGAAGATTATAAAAACGGATGGTATCGATGTAGTGTAACAATCACAGCACCTGCAAGTCCAACAGATAATCAAGGGCAATTTAACTGGTTCGTTTCAAACGCTGATACTGAGACAACAGTACCTAAAGATGGTACAAGTACTTCGTTTTGGTATGGGGGTCAGATTGAGGTTGGAGAATATGCAACAAGTTACATGGAAACAGGAAGCGCTACTGTAACGAGAGCTGCAGATACAGCTAATGGTGCAGGCGATTCTACATTGTTTAATGATAGTGAGGGAGTATTGTATGCAGAATTTAGTGTATTTGATGCCACAGGGGATGCTAACTTTGTTGGGATTTGTGATGGAACAGATGATAATAGAATACTTATAGGTAAATTATCAAGTAATGCAGATATAAAAGCAGTAATAAACAGAACAGGGCAATCAACAAAAATCATTACATCAAGCGCAGATTTTTCTGACAATGTAAAAGTAAAACTTGCATTTAGATATAAGTCAGGAGATAATTCGCTTTTTCTTAATGGCGTAAATATAGCTATAAATCCTTATACATATGTTCCAACAGGTTTAAGTCAAGTAAATTTTGATAATGGAGGCGGTAATAATGACTTCTACGGAAAAATAAAAGAAATAAAGGTGTACAAAGAAGCACTAACAGATGCGGAATTAGCAACATTGACAACGTAAGTAAGAATTACACATATAACAATAACAGAAGTAAATTATGGCAACGCTATTTAAAAAATACGAATTTGATTCACAGGCACAAGCAGAAACTAAAATCGCTGCTCTACCTCACGTTCAAGACGAAGATGGGAATAACGTACCAAGCCACCGTCATACTATCGTTAAATTAGGTTATCTTTGGACAACAGAGCCTACATACGATGATGACGGCAACGAACTTACAGCAGGAGTAGCTAGTGACAAGTACTCAGTAGATGTACTATGGAATGATTTAAGTTCATCGCCCTATGGATGGGGGAATAAGGAAATTACTCTATCTGATAATGGAGTACATGTATTTGCAGGACATAACTTTATATAATATGTTACA